AACTTACCAGCGAGAAGACGGCCAAAGACCCGAATTCCCGTATCAATAAAAGCCTAAAGGCTTGGAACTGCTAGGAGTAAATTATGGGTCGCCTAAATAAATCAGCAAAAGAAGGGTATGAATACCGTCCCCCCGGCCAAACAAATGCCAGAGATAGGCTCCCTAACCTTAAAGAAGACGTAGTTGCGTCCCAAAGAGCCGATGCCGAACGTATACGTAGGGGGCTAAACCCCACTGCTCAAAGTGAGTACAACCGCAGGATGCAACAAGAAGCTGGTGGTAGGGGTACAACACGCAGTGGAGGCCGTGCTGGACTTGCTGGATTAGCTGCTGAACTCGGGTATGGCATAGGTAGAGAAATTGACGAGCGTACCGGTGTAGGCAAAAAGATTGTTGAAAAGTCTGGGCTTGGTGACGTAGTAGATAAAGTCGTAAATATGCGCGATAAAGTTGAACTTAGCCCACGAGCAAAAGAAAAAACCGAAAAGTCAGATGACTCCGACGCTTCAGATAAGTTTGAAGCTAGGCGCTCAGAAGGTGATTTTGGAATGAAACGTGGCGGCAAAGTTTCTAGTGCGTCTCGCCGTGCTGATGGCATAGCCCAACGTGGTAAGACCAAAGGGCGGTATCTGTAATGGAACTCCCAGTTTGGAATGTCTTTTTATCTTTCCTGTCAGCGGCACTGCTGCTATGGGTAAAGGTTTCGCATGATGAGGTTAAACGTTTAGGTATTCTTTTGAGTAAAACTCGTGAAGAAAATGCAGAAAAATTTGTAACCAAAAACGATATGCACGCAGACATCAACCGTGTATTGGCTAGACTTGATCGTATGGATGAAAAGTTGGATACTTTTATGAGGGAGCAACGAAGTGCCCTCAACTAGCGCAAAACAACATAGATTCATGGAAGCGGTGGCCCACAACCCAGCGTTTGCCAAGAAAGCAGGGGTCCCACAGTCCGTGGGGCAAGATTTTGCAAGTGCGGACAAGGGCCGCAAATTTTCCAAAGGTGGTGATACTATGGCTACAAAGATGAAAAAGTTTGAGAAATCAGGCAAAGACGTTGAAAAACGCGGCATGAAAGAAGGTTCTGCCAAAGATATGGCAATGGATCGTATGCAAATGATGGGTATGAAAAAAGGTGGCGGCGTTAAGAAGATGGCTTCTGGCGGCTTTACTCGTTCTGCCGACGGTATTGCTCAAAAAGGCAAAACCAAAGCTACCCAAATTAAAATGAACAAGGGCGGCATGGCCTGCTAAGGAGTAGATCATGGCGCATAAAAAAACACGTTTTGGTAGTGGCGGTGATATTTCTGATATTACTGAGGGTGAAGATTACGAACCGGATACGGGAACCTCCGCGACTACAGTAGTTCAAGGTAAAAAACCTATGCTTAAGCCAAAACCTATGCCTAAGCCAAAACCAAAAATGCCGATCTATAAGGATAGTGTTCCCGTAGATGAGCCGGTTAAGCGTATGGCTAGAGGTGGTTCAGCTTCTTCGCGCGCCGACGGTATTGCTCAACGTGGCAAGACCCGTGGAAAGATGTGTTAGATTATGATGGCTTCACGCGGAATGGGGGACATTTCCCCCTCCAAAATGCCAAAGGGCAAAAAAACTGCCCGACGGGACAATACCGACTTTACCCAATTTGCAGCGGGTGGAGAAGTATGGGACACGCCTAATCCCTCAAAGAAGCATAAAAAACTTTCCCCTGAGAAAAAAGCTAGAGCAAAAGCAGCGGCTAAAGCGGCTGGACGCCCCTACCCCAACTTAATTGACAATATGAGAGCTGCAAAATGACCACTACCGGCTCAACCCTCTTTAATCTTGAATTTACTGAGATTGCTGAAGAAGCATGGGAGAGGGCTGGCCGGGAGATGCGCACTGGTTACGATTTACGTACTACCCGTAGGTCTATGAACTTGATGACCATTGAGTGGCAGAACAAAGGTATAAATATGTGGACTATGGAGCAGGGTGTTATTACCTTGACTCCGGGGCTCAGTACTTATGCGTTGCCGACAGATACGATTGATCTCTTGGAGCATGTTATTAGAACCGGCTCTAACACTGCATCTACGCAAGCTGATTTAACCATCACCCGTATTAGTGTTTCTACCTATGCAACAATCCCCAATAAACTCCAGCAAGCTAGACCAATACAAGTCTGGGTTCAGCGCCTTTCTGGGCAGACTAACCCAACGTCTTCAACGCTTAACGGAACCATCACCTCCACGGATACAACGATCACGCTTAACTCGGTGGTTGGGTTAGCAGGGTCTGGGTTTATTCGTTTAGGCACAGAAGATATCTATTACACCTACGTATCAGGGAATACCCTAGGTGGTGTTTTTCGTGGGCAGAACAATACAACAGCCGCTAGCCATACTACTGGTACTGCGGTATATGTACCTCAACTTCCAGCAGTTACTGTATGGCCTACACCAGATAACAGCACAACATATCAATTTGTGTACTGGCGGTTACGTCGGGTTCAGGATGCTGGTGGCGGTGTAGAAACCGCAGATATGAACTTTCGTTTTTTACCCGCGCTGACAGCCGGGTTGGCGTATCACATTGCTGTTAAAGTGCCTGAATTGATGCCCCGCATCCAGATGCTCAAGCAAATCTACGACGAAACATTTGAGCTTGCTGCCGGTGAAGACCGGGAAAAAGCGGCTATCCGTTTTGTGCCTAGACAAATGTATATAGGTAGTGGTACATAATGGGTAATCGGTTCGCTTCTGGCAAAAAAGCGATTGCAGAATGTGATCGTTGTGGGCAGCAATTTAAGCTAAAAAAGCTAAAAACAGAGATAATTAAGCAACGGAAATACGAGTTACTTGTATGCCCTGAATGCTGGGACCCTGACCAACCGCAGTTGATGCTTGGTACCTTTCCAGTAGATGACCCACAAGCGCTCCGTAATCCTCGTAGAGATACAACTTACGTGACTTCTGGTAATAACGCAAACGGAAACCCGTCTGGGGGTTCGCGGGATATACAGTGGGGTTGGTACCCTGTAGGTGGAGCTAGTAGTTTTGATGCGGTTTTAACACCCAATTACTTGGTAGGGACTACAAGTGTTGGTACGGTAACGGTAACGGTTTCATAGGAGTAAATCATGGAAAATGGTAAATCTGATCTGGCGCAAGATAAGGCCATGATTAAAAAAGCGTTTAAGCAGCACGATTCCCAAGAGCATAAAGGTGGCAAAGGCACAACTTTAAAGCTTAAAAAAGGTGGCCCAACCAGTATGGATCGCAAAAAATACGGTAAAAATCTTTCCCGTGCAATGAACCAAAGGGGTAAATAATGGCATACAGTATGAAAAAAGGTGGCAAAGAAGTTGGCCCAGCTAGTGTCTATGCCAAGCCCCATACCATGAGTGGTAAAACCGCTCCAATAGCTGTAAACCCCGGAAAACCTTCTGAGATTAGCAGCACTAATTCAATGCGCATGAGTGTTGGTATGTACAACAACGGCCCAGATAAAGCCACCAAAACCGACGGTATTAAAATTCGTGGTACTGGCGCAGCTACTAAGGGCGTAATGGCACGAGGCCCAATGGCATGAACTACTCTGAGCTTTCGTCGGCGATACAGACTTACACGGAAAACAATTTTCCGACGATTACCCTTGCGGACTCGTCTACTGTATCGTCTACGTCTCAGATTAACAGGTTCATTGAACAGGCCGAACAGCGCATCTACAACTCGGTGCAGTTCCCTTCGTTGCGTAAGAACGTGACAGGAACCATTACTGCTAGTAACAAATACCTATCTTGCCCAGATGATTTTTTGGCTCCGTATTCATTAGCAGTGTATCCTTCTGGCGGTGGGGACTACATATATCTTTTAAACAAAGACGTTAACTTCATGCGTGAAGCGTACCCAAATCCAACTTCTACTGGAACGCCTAAGTACTATGCTTTATTTGGCCCAACAGTTACTAGCTCTACAATAACCAATGAATTAAGTTTTATTCTTGGCCCTACACCAGCTACTACGTACTCCACTGAGCTTCACTATTACTACTACCCAGAATCCATCACCACCGCAAGCAC